ATTGATAATTTCTCTTAGAACCTCAAGGCGCATGACGGACGTTAACGTACGGCAACAGGTGATATGGTGTGATTCTCTTCCGGTTGGAATAGAAATTATAAATTGTCTTCCAGTAATGTATTCAAAAAAATAACGGGTAAATTCAAGCAATGAGCCACGAAGTCGTGAGGCTTCTTGTTCTTTTTCGTGGTCTATGAGTTTTGATGCCATCCTTGGCGTTTTCCTTTAGGTTTAATTTAGTTTCATTTTATCCGAAATATCTTCTTTCTCGACTACATCAACCCCGTTATGGGCTTTTTGTCTCATCAGAAAAACGGAAACGTCTCGATGCTGATTTTGTTGTGCGTAATCTAAGGCAGTGAAGTTATCTCTATCCAATAAATCAAGCCCAGCACCAGATTCTATCAATGTTTTGACACATTCTAAATTGCCTTGCTGAGCCGCTAATATCAAAGGTGTCTTATCATTAAATGAATTAACAAGCGAACAAATAGAATCTGGCATACCACGTCCATTCACAATAGTTCTGTTATCACTTATCAATCTTTTAATCCTGGGAATATCATTTCTAAATGATGCTCTTCTAAGTTCATTTTCTTGTTTTTCTTGTGTCAAAACGCTACGAGGCGTGAAAATAGAAAATGTATCTCGCATGCCGGTTATAGGATCCCATTTACGACCCATAGCATCTCTAGGAGATAAAGGAACCGTCTCTAAATCAGATTCATTGACATTTCTTTCTTCATCACTCGCGTATATTTCCTCGTGCCTACGTCTTTTATTTGGCTCGCTCCTTAATCTTAAAAATGGTTGTTGCATATTTTTTAAGGATTGATTTTCGAGCGTGAGAAGATGATTTTTAGCCTCCAAGGAGTCTACTCTACTATTCAGTCGTGAGATTTCTCCAATTAATCCTTTATTTTCCTGTTTTAAAGTTTCTATTTCGCTATTTTGTTTAAGGACAATACTTGTCAGTACGTCTATTTTAATCATCATTGCATCGAATTTATCTTCTAACCTTCGATAATCCGTCTGAACTTTTCTAAGATCAGCAGATTCAATAATATTGACAGGGTCTCTTGAAACAATACCTTTTTCAACTTCTGGTTCTTTTTTTGCTCGTATATTTCCTTCGGTATCAATTACTGGATGCTCAATATTAACAAATGATTCAAATAAAATAGGATGTTCATATTCATTTTTTTGCTTAATTTGTTCGAGAGTTTCGACTTTATTTTCCATATTTTTTTCCTCATTTTTAGTTTGTGGTTTATTTAAAAAAAGATAAAAAAGCTCTAAAAGGATAAGTTTAGAAAAAATATAGTCAATTTTTTTATGAATATTGGTAATAGAGGAATGAATTTTTTTCAAAGGTTTTTCGTCATTTTCTTCTACAAAGTGTCCCATGAGATAAAGTCCTTGTTGATTTTATAGACAAACAAGGCCGAAAATTTAACACACATACTTCAAATTACCTATTTAGTTTGTAAAATTGGTCATCCAGGAATATCATTTCCAATTTCTACAAACTCAACAAGGGATTCTATTTTTAATAAGGGATTTTGAACAAGTGCGTATTCTTAACGGGGATTACAAAGATGCCATTAAATCAGCCCTTACGAAAAAACAGTAATGTCTTATGGACAATTAGCCTCATTCAAGACCAAAACCCCGAAGCACAAACCAAATCTGAATTTTCCGATATGACAAATGACGTGCTAATGACTGGCACTGTCAGGCGTGTAACGCTTTGCTTAGCAGATAACCTACAGCGATTTCGTTTTATGATACGTGACGGAATGAGCGAGAGTGAAGCCATCAACGCATGCCAAAAAATGTCGACTCAATGGCATCAAGATAACGCACTATCTGTAGAAAAATTGAAAGAATCCAAAAATCTTTCATTTATTACTTGGGAAGAATTTTTGTCATGGCCTGAATATGCAAGCACTCTCGAAAAACTTGAAGGATGGTATAAAGAAAATAGGGATTTTAGAAATGCCGTCGATGGTCGCGTTAAGCAAGTTCGTGAAGGACTTGGAAATGACGTTAAAATTTCAAATCCTGTTCAACAAACAGAACTTCTTAAAAAGTATTTGTTTGAAGAGTGCGCCTTTCAAAAATTTGCAGCATCCAAAGGATTTGACTACGAAATATACAAAACTCCTCCCTGTCAGGCCATGAGACGTGTAAAAAATAATACTGATTATGTGCCAAGTGGTTTTATGTGCGATGTGAATTTCACGCAATTTAATCCTTCTACTAAAAAACTCAAAATAATTGAGACACCCATTTCATCTGAAAAAGAATCATTTTCGACCGTCTTTAGCAAAAAACCTTCCACTTATCCTGGAGGGATTGATTTATCTATACCGATTAAATTTGCTGAATTTATTGAAAAAACGCTACAAATGGTTCCTCCTCAAGAACAAGAAAAGGCCGTTGAAGCATTAATGCGGTTTACGACACAAGAGATACTTCCTATGTGTTATTCAAAAAACCCCACTCTGAAAATATAGGCCATGAAGCATAAAATTTACTGTAACAATACTTTTCAATTAAAAGCGAAAGACGTTGCTTTAAATTCATTATTTAATCTATTTCCTATTAATTTTACTTGGTTAGATAAGGAGGGTTATGTTTTAGGCTGCAATCAACAGTTGCTTGATTGCCTAAATATAACGGACTCTACTTACATAATAGGTAAACACAGTCTCGATATTTTTTCTAAGTCTGCATGGGAAAATAGTCAAAAAGTTATAGAAACGGGAAATCCGCTGACTGTCGAAGAAACGCATCTCAATAAAGAGGGCGATAAAAGTTACTTTTTAAGCATGAAAAGCCCCATGAAAGATTGTAATGGCAAAATAGTGGGTGTCGTTAATATTGCTATGGATATTACAGAGCGTAAATCAATGGAAATGAATCTAAGACAATTAAAAGAGGCCGCCGAATTAGCTGACAAGGTTAAAACGGAATTTTTAACCAATATGCGACATGATTTAAGGACGCCTTTGAGTGGCATAGTCACTATATCCGAATTTTTAGAAAATTCTGAAACAGAATCTACTAAAAAGAGTTATATACAAGACATCAAGGAATGCGCTGAATCTATGTTAACGCATCTCAATGAACTCTTAGACCATATTAAGGTAGAAAGCGGCGAATATTCTCTCGTTGAAAAAAAGTTTAATATTCATGAGGTTTTAAAAGATGTTTATCAAATGATGCTACCCTCGGCAAATTCGAAAGGACTAGAATTTACTTTACACCTTGAATATATACCATCTGATTTAATTAGCGATTCCACTCGGATACAACGCATACTCATAAACCTTATATCAAATGCCATTAAATTTACTGAAAAAGGCCATGTAAGAATATTTATTAATTGGAAGTATTCAGAAAATGGAAAAGGCGTGCTGGAATTTATTATTGACGATAGCGGCATAGGGATTCCCGAAGATAAAAAAGAAATGGTTTTTGAAAAATTCTATCGTTTAAATCCATCTTATGAGGGCGTTTATTCAGGAAGTGGATTAGGACTTAATATTGTCAAAAAATTTATACAAGAGCTTAATGGAAAATATGAACTCATTAGTTCATTAACGAAGGGTACGGTCTTTAAAGTTCAAATTCCCTGCAAAGTTCCTGTCATAAAAATAAGTTATGCAGAAAGTTTAAATACGACCGATTTTACTGTTCTACCTCAAGATTTAAGCACCAAAGGCAACCTAAACTTTATGGAAAAGACCCCTAAAATTTTATTAGTCGAAGATAATCCCATCATCTCTCGAATTTCTAAAGACCTATTAGAATCCTTAAATTGTAAAGTAGACATTGCAGAGACAGGAACTAAAGCCCTTGAATTGGTTAACCAGTATCACTATGACTTAGTACTTATGGATATTGGACTACCGGATATAGACGGGTATACCGTTACCGAGAAAATTAGATTGAATAAAAACAAAGCTATTTCAACCGCTCCTATTATCGCTATAACCGCCCACTCTGAGGATGAGGAAAGGCAGCGATGCTTAAACGTAGGGATGAGTCAAATGATTACAAAGCCTCTTACAAGAGAAGTGGCCGAATCTATCCTTTCTAAACTATCCGAATAGGATTACATAAACCATCAATATTATCCTACATGACAACTGAGTTTACTTAATTTATAATTTGGCACCGGAAAACCCGATAAGTTTATAGATGGATTTTGTCGCCGATGGATAGGTGAATGAGAAAGGGATATCTCAAAAGGGATGCGCTTGTTGGGTTTTCCGCTTTTCTTTCATTAATAAGGTCTTAAACCAGAAAAATTTAGGGTTACCGTTAAAGAGCTTTTATTATTGTTGGAAGAAGTGTTATTAAAAACCGGTTTTGAGTCCACGTCTTCAATAGATTTTAGATGAACGTCATATTCATCCTCATATAATTCATCACGAGTAGCAGGACTTTTTTTAGTATTTTTTTCATCTTCGTCTATTTCGTCATCAAATTTTTCATACCGATTTTCTTGCCTGTACTTCACTAAAGTGAATAATCCCCTTAGCGGCATCTTTATAATCAATAATGGAGTAGCGCCAAGTTCAGTAGAACCCCTAATTAAACTCCCTATTCCATCAATAAACCAGCTTAGTAAAACCGTTCCGCATGTAAAGAAAAGCTCATTTATGGTACTAGATACATTTTTAAAAAATAGAACAATAAAAATTGGCGCAATAATGAAAGTAGGTATAAAGAGCAATAAAACGGCTAATAAGTAAAAGCCGCCTTTTAAAATATTTCCCAATCCAAAAATAGGTTGTAGACAATCTAAGCCAAATTCTGATGCGCTTTGATAGGGAGTAAAAGTGTTGAGAAAGTCATTTGCCATATCCGCAAATGGCTGGAAACTTCCCGTTAATTGCGGTTTGAAATCATGATTGACACTTCCTATACTTGGACTATAGGTGCGCTCGATGAAAATTTCATATAAAGCGTGCGGTAGTTTTAAAAGTTGAAAATCAAACTCTGCCAGAAAGCTAGCCAGTGTTATGTAGTTATTATTTAATTTGAATTTAGCCATGGGATTTCCCGAATTAAAAAGGTATTTCTTGAGTATCCCATTCATCAACTGGGATATGACTTTCATCTAAAGGAACTTCATCGCCTTTACCGGAATTATCCTTGTTTCCCCTCGGAATGAATTTTATTTGGGTTCCTATAATGGAATGCACCATTCGAGTTACGCCGCTATCCTCTACTACTTTTCTGTTACTTATTCTTCCTTCTATATAAACCAAATCACCTACAATAGTGTATTTATTAGCTACGTCGGCGAGCTTTCCAAAGAAGCTTACGTTGTGCCAGGTCGTATCTTTTTTTTGATTCCCCATTGAATCAATGTATTTCTCTTCGGTTGCTACTGATATCTGACATAGAGGCGATCCAGTACGTGTCTGTTTAAAATCCTTTTTCCCTATTCTGCCAAGTAGCGTTGTTTTATTTATCATTTTGTTTTTCCTTTGAGACGTTTTTGTACGCATTAACCAGTATTTTTTCTATTTCCTCGATTCTTGCTTCTAGCCGATTAATTTTTTCCTCAAAATGTTCTTTATCTTGTATTTCTTCTTCAAAGTTCATGTGATCCATATTAGGTTTTCCCCAATTGTAATAAGAATATTTTGGCTTGAGACTCTGTTAAATCTGAGAGTTTTCCTATTTTAAAGTAATCAAATGCTTTCTGTTTTCTTGCCTCGTCAAAGCCTTTTTCATCCATTAATATCTCAATCTTATCCATGTTCTCTTGTGAAATTGGCTCATTATCTGCGGCAATGATCGTCTTACCTTCTTCAATTTTATCAAAAATTTCATGCGCTTCTTGAATCATAACTTCTTTAATTATTTCTTCTGCATGCGCCTTGGGTATATCTAACAGATTTTTAAGCGTTTGAGTCTGAGTCTCTCCATGAATAACACGCACGTTATTTTCATTATGACCAGTTGCCATCTCCTCTTCGCCGTAGGTTCCACCCAGTAAATCTTGGAAGCAGGCTCGAAGGCATTGGCTCTCGGCTACCTTCTTAATCATCGTAGCAGGTTTTGACCCCCATACGCTTTTACCCGTTGTATATTCTTTAACTTCTACAAAAACATACATCGGCCGTGAGGATTTATGCCGTTTGGCAATACAATACGCACCAATTAGAACTCCCCGATTGGTCAGCTTATAAGCATGCTTTACGATACCGTCCTGAACCTCAAAAATATCATTCTCATAAACTGCATCGCACTGGTGATAATCGTATTCATGGTGTGCTTGCGCCGCTTTTCGGTAACCATCTCGACCAATAAATACCTGAGCCGGTGAGCGTTCATCGTATTTAACTGACCAAATCTCTCTTAAAAAAGGATTAAGGCCAGCCGCTTTACCAAGGCCCACAAAATATTGAAACTCCATCTCGGTGAGTTTTGGCGCGAAAAGCTTTCGTATTTCTTCAATTTTCTGGTTATCTTCCCACATCGTGAGGCTATTATTTAATTGTGCGAGTGCGTTATTCATTGGTATTTCCCTCTTTCATAACTTCATCGTTGTTAATAGCATTCATAATTATATGTATCATAACTACTGCCGCACATTTTAAGGCTTTGTCATCAGAATCAAGATCAATCCTTAATTTTTTCATGAGTAGAAAAATTCTTTGTAAGCATCTTTTTGAGAAGTCCAAATTTTCTTCTGGTATTTCTGGTATTTCGTCAGTCATTGGACTCACCTTTTATTTTCATCCACCAGAGTTCTAACAATGTTAGTGCATCCAGTATAGATTCCATACTTTCTCTAAAATATCTGTACGATTTGTTTTGTTTTTCTTTGAAAATAACGTGATCCTCTATCTCAGACAGAAAATTTAAAATTTCGTCATACATATTAAATATATGTTCACATTTATTTTTAAAATCTTGTTCTTCAGTCATTATTTTTCCCCTTTTAGTAAAAATGTTCGTGTTCCTCTCTTGTTCGCCTTCCATGTAATGAGTGGCTTTCCCCATTCATCTACAAGACACTCGTTATCCTCCATGTACTGCATGATATTAAAACGGCTCTCTTCTTCAATAGCCTGTAGCTCTTTCATTTTTGCTTTAACATCTGTGAGATTCTTTAAATGCGTATCAATCTCATTTGAAACATTGACGGTTTTACCTTCTATATGCCGAGGAAACATTAATTTTAAATCTATCTGATTGGTAGCGGGTGGTGGTAAATCTTTTTGAACGGCCTCCCAGAACCCAGTTGCCGCCTGAATAATGGTTTTTTCAAGTTCTAAATCACGGGCATATTTATATTGTCTGTAGTCATGTCCTCCTATTAAGACAGCAATATAGGCGCAGTCGGCATTTGTGACAGAGCAATAATGGGCGACTTGGGCGAGATAGGCCATGGGGATATAGTCGCTTCCATCCTCCCCCCATTCGTTAACCATAAATTGAGTGGAGCATTTAACCTCAAGAACCGCCTCCCATTCAGGAATATAGCCGTCTATATTGGCGCGTAGAAAATCATGGAATGGGTGAATAATAGTGTCTGGGGTATGAATAAGCACATTATTTCTGTCTGCGAACTCATCTCTCACAATGGCTTCTAACCGATTTCCCCAATATTGAACTGGTGACATTTCCTCACCGCTTGAAATGATGCCTTTTTTCTCAAGATAAAGTTGGTAGGGTGTTTTATACTTAGAGAGTCCTAATATGATTGGCATATCCGAGCCACCTATCCCTAATTTCCGTTCCTGCTTCTTTTCGTTCGATAATCCTATCAACTTTGGCATATCCACTTTGCCGTCTCCTATAGTCCTTTGTTGTACTTTTTCAAACATTTTATATCTCCTAAAATCGCTCATAGTTACTTAAAATTTAATCAACACTGCGAATGTTATATATAATCACTTGACTAGTCAAGTGATTATTTTGACTAGTCAAGAAATAATTACTATCATCTTGCCTTGTTCGATAAAACGATAAAAACATTCACATTTGGAATCTCATAAATGACAACCGACGAAGTCTATCAATACTTTGGAACTGCTTACGCAGCCGCGAAAGCTATGGGAATTACTAAACAAGCTTTTTCTGAATGGATAAAAAACGGATTTATCCCCCTTAAAAGACAGAAAAAAATTGAAGCTCTTACAAAAGGAAAACTCATTGCGCGTGAAGAAGAAGCCAAAAAGCCTATTCCATCCTCACAAGATGAAAAGGAAGGTAAATTGAATTATCTCCCTAACTTTCGCTATTACGATAAAAAGTATGGGATGTGCAAGGTAGAATCCATACATTTTAGGAAAGGTAAACGGCCTCAAATAACCTATCTAGTAAAGGGAAAAAAATTGACATCATTTACCGCTAAGTATCTTATGCAGGCCGCTGATGTAGTGGATTTTTATTGTAACCCTGTTTTTGAGGGCGATATTCTGAAATTAAAAAATGGTGAGAAATTTATTTTTGAAAGTCTTGATATGGCAAATAAACTTAAGAAGTTAGGGGAATTTAAAATTATAGGGAGTGTATTTGAATGACTGAACATGAGGAATTTAGACTCGACGAGGAAAAAAAAGCCGTATTTATAGGTAATATGAAGATTATATTTTCTCAAATTAGACATTTAATGGAAATAACTGAACGTAACATTGTCTCGGAAGATAAAGTGACTGAGGCTCGCTCCTTCGTATTAGCTACTAATCTTATTATTTATCTCAATGATTTTTTAGAAGAAATGCAAATACTTACTCGTTCTAACTCTCACTGACAAAGGACTCATCAATATGGATAATTACGAACCTACCCTTAACATGCTTCCCATTCATAACATTGTCAAAAGCCACCTGGTTCTTTGCCAGCACTCCAGCGAAAAATTATGCCCACAAGTTATATCGGAATTAGCCCTAAAAATCACTGAAACGATAGAAGCTTTTTTAAAGAATAATAATAAGGATTGATTTATTGAATATTTTAAACTTAGAATGTTCTCGCTATCTCTTGGCGGAGATAGCGGGAATCGGCGTAAGCCTTTGGCGAGTTTAACAGTTACGCAATAACTGCTAATCGCATGGAAGAAACTACACCAAGTCCAGTGGTGAGTCGTTTGTATTGTAATCGACAAGTCTTTTAAAATTCAAATTTTAATTTACTCATGCACTGGTTAGGGATTTATGAACTTAATTAGGGGGTTTTTTGTGTCAAACGAAAATTTAGCTCTAACGGAAGAAGAAAAAGAAGACTATATAGATAGAGCAAAAGGTTATTTAACTAAATTAAAAAAATTAATGAATAAACTTGAAAGAGAAATTAATAACGAAGATTTTTACCGAAGAGCAAAGGCGGCATATATAGTCAATTTTATTGGCAGGGCAGCTAATGAATCAATCGAGGTAATTTCAAAAGTAGATAACTAAATTAAATAAAAAGGGGAATCCTTCCCCACTCCTATCTACCCAATAGACGGGAAAATCCAAAACGAAAAGAGAGGAGTAATTGTAACATGCCTATTTCACAAAAAGAAACTAATATCGAAAAATTCACAGGCTCATTTTCTACAGAGCAACAAGGATGTTCTATTTTTATCAATTCTACTATCAACTCAATAACAGACGGATTTGCATTAGGTATTTATACCTACCTCATGTGTAGGCCTTCTAATTGGCAACTAAATGCGCGGCAACTTTCTAATCACTTCGGTTGCGGAAGGGATAAGATTTATAAGTACTTAAACTTCCTTAAGGATATGGGGTTATTGACCTGTAAAACTATCAGAGAAAAGGGGAAATTCGCACAACTCCATTATACGCTGCATCTAAACCCTAAATTGAGCAAATCCCAATCAAATAAAGAGATTTCACCGTGTCCTGATTTTCCGGACGCGGTAAAATCGGACGTGGAAAAAGCAGACACATATAAAACAAAGAACATAAAAAACAAAGAATATAAAAAAACTACTACTACTAAGGAAACCGAAAAATCGAAAAGTAGTAGTATTCCAATTATTAATAAAGAAATAGACGAAATATTATTGAAAGACCGCAAGAAATCATTACAAAATGATGATTCAAAAAGAACGGAAGAGGAATATTTAAGGCAATGTAGCCATCACTTGGATAATGGGGATAAGGATAAATATACTCTTAACCAACGTTTAGCTGGATTGAGAGCCATTATCAGAAAAGGGTTTTTTGAGAAACCAGCAGGATTTGATGAAAAGAAAATCATTAAATCTATCTTTAGCCCAAAAGAAACCGTCTTAATACAAACTTACCAACATGCTTTACGAATGGTAAGCCTTGGAGCCAAGCTGAAAGATTACATGCCAGACCAGACCGAAGTTAAAAAAGCCATAAAGTTGATGGAAAAAGTAGATAAAAACAAAGAACCTCTTGAAAAAAGACATGGTCTTATGGGATTTAGTTCAATGCAAGACTGATTTTGACTTATTTTAGGCATTTTTATAAAAAAAGGTATCTAGGGATGGGTAGAATACGAAAATGCCATAGTTGCATGATTTGGTGCTTTAAATGCGATAACAAAAAAGTCGACCCAGGCAAGAAATGTCAAAAATGTGGAACGCGTTGTTTAGTGGCGAAACCCAAAGTTTATAAAAACAAACTGGTGAAAATTCGCCTCATGGAAGCAGAAACAGAAAACGAACCTATACCATGAGGTGATAGATTGCTATTCCATTTTTTCCTTTTCAACTTCCTTTTTGACTCTTTCGTATACCTCTTCGCGATGTATATCTACATCCTCTGGCGCGTTGAATCCTAAACGTACTTGGCTACCGTTTACGCCCAGAACTGAAACGACAATATTGTCGCCTATCATGACCTTTTCGCCTATTTTCCTTCCCAAAATTAACATAGTCCTTATCTCCTTTGTTGTTGAAAAACTCTTAATATAAACTATACCTTCAAATAAGAGGTAAGCTTTTCTACTAGATTTGAATTGTCATTGCTCTTAAATCGTCTGATTTTCCGATTGCTAATAATGCTTATCACCAATTCATTATCGGCTTTATAAACATTCATTGATACAAAACAAGGTCGTCTGCATTTATCTAAGAATTTCCATAACAGGGGAAGAATGCTTTTTGTATAGTCAAAAACTGTATTATTCATAGCATTTATCGAGCTGTTCATAGCAATAGGCTTCATATTCCTGATCTCCTTTCATTTCGTTAAATTGTTCACATTCGGAGCACCTGCCACAGTGCCCCGTGCATTCCTCTGGCTCCCAGCCTTCCATCAATCCTTTATAACCCATTGGCTTCTCCCTTAAGACAATCAATCATTTTTTCAACGTTTTTTGTGTATTTATCTTCTAAAAATATCGCCCCATTATTGGTGTATAAATTATAGTGTAATCTGCTTAATTTTTTGGCCAGTTCTTCTTTTTGGCATTCGATAGGCTTTATGATTTCTTTAGTGAAATATTTTTGAGAGTCAAATTTTCTAAACTGCATATCGTCTAAATGAAAAGTCTCTGGTTCAGAATATTGCACCGCATAGGCAATCCGATTGGCAATTAATGCCATAGATAAAGTTTTAGAAATAATTGCCGCATCTTTTAAATCATCGCCCAAGGACTTTATTAAAATTTCCTCATGAAATTTCACCATCCCCAAAAGTTCTTTAATTTCTATAGCGTCAAAATGTATTACGGACATTGTATTTTCTCCTTTCATAGTTACTTAAAATTGGTCATAGTTACTTAAAGAATGTATAATAAACTACTTTACTTGACTAGTCAAGTAAATATTTAAAATAAATATTAAAAGGGAGTTTTAGATTTATGGAAGGCTCAATGATTCGCTGCCTTAGATGCAAAGGACGTAAAAAGCTATTCAAGATAAATGGGATTTATAACTATACAAATACAGGTGGCGTTGAAATACAATGCCCCATGTGTCTTGGAAATGGCATCACTAAGTCACTTGATGAAGCGCTCGAAGAAATAAAGAAGACTAATGAGAAACACCAGTCCGAGAAAATAAAAGAAAAGGATTTTAAGGATGGAAGAGAACCAAGGGAATGTATCGACGTCGCCTAAGCATGCAGGTGGCAGACCGTCGGAATATACAAATGAAAGAGGCGATTTAATCTGTGAACTGATAGCAACGCATGATTGTGGGATTCCGACGCTTTGTAGGAGGTATTCTGAGCTTCCTGACCCAGTAACCGTATGGCGTTGGCGATATCAATTTGAGGAGTTTCGCAATAAGTACGCGCAAGCGAAAATGATTCAAGCAGATATCTTGGCTGAGCAGTGCTTACAGATTGCCGACTCCTCCACTCCCGAAGATGTAGGGGTTGATAGATTGCGTGTTGATACCCGAAAATGGCTAGCATCAAAGCTTTTGCCTAAGCAATACGGTGATAAGTTATTACTCGAACAAAAGACCGAAGAGAACGAGGAGCTAAAAAAGGAGCTTCTCGCATTGCGCGCCGAACTAGATGAACGAAATAGGAAAGAGTTTTGATGTGGATTTCAATAGCGGATGAATTACCAAGGCCATTTGAAACAGTTTTACTCTTCTTATATTCAAGAAATGAAGTAATAGCAGGTTTCATGGATAAACCAAATAGCACGGGCGATATAGCTTTTTATGAGCCTGTTTTAATTGATTTTAAACCAGAAAGATTAGAACTAAACCCAATTGCTCATTGGAAAGTTAGCCATTGGATGCCATTACCCAATCCACCGAAATAGAAAGGAGTTTTAATGGAAAACGAAAAAACTATAATAAAAGTCTATAAGAGAATAATTGACGATCTCATTGAACAAGTAATAGATTTAAAGGTGGAACTCGCTTACACCTCTGAAATGTATGATAAATTGTGCGAACGGTATAATTTTCCTACCCTCGATAAAAAAGAAAGAGTGTGTGTGATGAAAGTGCAAAACTTTGCCGCACAGACTCAGCTTGAAATAGATAAATTACTGAACACACCATTAGATAGCGACCATTTCTCTGTTAGAACCTTAAATTGTTTGAAAGATGAAGATATATATCATGTGGGTGACCTTGTGCAGCGTACTGAATACGATTTATTGAAAACCCCGAATCTGGGTAAGAAATCTTTAAAAGAGATTAAAGAGGTACTTGCTACACATTCTTTATCCTTAAACATGGAAATACCTCACTGGAAAAGACCAGCTTTTTAAAGGAGATTATTATAATGGATAATGACCTAGAAATATTCCGAAGAAGGGAAGAAAGGAAGAAGAAAAAGAAGAAGCCAGAAAACACCGTGGATTATCCGAAATATAATGACGAGCAATTTCGTTCAATTATTCCTATAAAAGACGATGATAAATGGAATGTCTCTCCATCTGAGGCTTCCTGAAAATGAGTATTATTCAAACAATCGGTGAAAAAAAATCAGCCACGGACACAGAATTGTTTTTTGCTTTATCAGAGGTTTTCGATGAAATGTACGAATACCTAAAGGAGCTTTACGAAATCAATGTAGGGATAGATTGTGAACAATACTCGCAAGAAGAACTACGAGAATTTGTAGAAAATATGCGCGAGAACGCAGATACAATTTATAAAAAATGGAGAAAAATCACTATCCGTAGAATAAGTAAGTCTATTGGTGAGAATGATGAGTGAAGAGTACGTAAAAAACTTAAATTCCTTTTCACATCCGAGCAACAGGGAAGCATACAACGCATACATCCTAAGCGATGAATTTAAGCAAGAATACGAAAAGGTTAAGGAGATGTACTACCCTGATGCTGACCCATCGACTTATTTTAATGACGTTATGATGTTTGACCACGAAGGGAATCTAATAAGTATCCTGAGTATATGAAGCGTTATGTTCCATAATTGTTCCACGCTTATTTCAGACACAGTTCACCACTCTAACTAATAAAACTGTTGTAAAAAATGATAATAATGTAACTACATTGACCATAAAAAACATTCTGGTTCTTCTTTTTATTGTTTCAGTGAGCAATTTAACCAATTCAGCAAGAACATAATTTGATTCGGTTAGAATTTGTACTTTATCTTCTATTGATAGTTTACCTATATAATTTTCTGCATAAACAATTGTAGTTCCATCTTTTCTTTCAATTTTAGGTAACACAGTTCACCACCTTTTTAATAGGCGAAGAGCCAATCTCGACGCCTTGATGTCTTAAGTAACGATAGAAGGTTGATAATCCAATACCTAACTGAGAAGTTATGGTACGAATAGAAAGATTTTTATCGCGATATAAGCTTTCGGCTATCTTAGCTTTATTAAGTGCATTTCCTGAAAGACCTTTTGGCCTTCCTCCTAATTTACCGCGTGCTCTGGCTGCCTTTACGCCTGCATTGACTCTTTCCACTATCATTCCTCTTTCAAATTCAGCAATCATGCCAAAAAAATTGAAGAAGAGCATACCTTGAGCGGTTGTGGTATTTATCTCTTCACTTAGACTAATAAATGTGACGTCTTTATTTTTCAATTCTTCAACCGTTTGCCTAAGATGCACTAAGTTTCTCCCTAATCTGTCGAGCTTCCATATAATTAAGGTATCACCAGCCCTAAGATTCTTCATTAAGTCATCGAGTATAAGTCGGGCAGTCTTTGCCCCACTGGCAACCTCTTGATAGATTTTCTCACAGCCAGCGGCCTTGAGTGCATCGACTTGTAACTGTAATGATTGGTCACGGGTAGAGATTCGAGCGTAGCCAATTTTCATTAAAATTCTCCAAATTGTTTTCATTTACTTCAATAATATATTTACTGGTAATTTGATTAATGGGTTGAGTTAATGATAACGAAATAAACTATTATGGCAAGAAAATTATAAATTTTCTTTTATTCCTACAAAGAGGTGTTAAATGATAACGCGTACGGGCTAGCCTATGCTTAGCATCGGTTGGCTGATGCTAAGCATTAGGGGGAATGTTTCACCGGATGATTCACCAATATGGAGAAAAGTTCACCAATATGGAGAAAAGTTCACCAATATGGTTTTTTCTTCCTCGTTAAAGGCGGATAGTCATAAAAACAAAAAGGCACTATCCGCCTTTGCTAATTCTGCTAATCCTGCTAATGAGTCGTCGACTATTCGGCGACTACTCGACGAGTGCTCGTTGACAAATCTCCGAAAGCGAACTGACAAAACCGACAAAACCGACAAAACCGATAAAACCTAGGACGAAGTTTTTTCAAGGCGATAAACTTCATCCTGTTTCGCCTCGATTCGCTTTTTAACCGAATATTACCGAATAGGTATAGGAATAAAATCTTTTTTATTTTATTCCTATTTTCATGTCTTGCATGTCTTGAGTCGGTATCAATTTGTAACCATCTGACCGTTTTAGCGTATGGCGATAAAATAGTCGATTACGCCGCAGCCTGTGGCGTAATTGGGGGGCTAATTTGGTCAAAATGGCCATATTTGCCCCCTAGATTTTTTCATATTTACCGCATCGGAATATAATCTTGCGTATTTTATTCCGAGAACACCAGAACACCTGGAACACTATTTGGCGTTCAGGTAGGAATGCCTATTTTTATGCCATCCTGCCTGAATGTGTAACATTTTATAGAACATTATTCGCGAATAGCGAACATTAACCCGTGACAAATTCTCACGGGTTGAACTGTTAAGTAATCCTTAATAGTTCAAAATGCTGGATGGTATTCTTCTCAATTCTCAAAGCAATACCAACTTATAGTTTTTATTGCTTCGTCAATGGAATGGCACGTACTAGTCAAATAATTTTGATTTCTCATATCATCGAGAAATTCCATTTGAGAATCACTCAAAACGCCGTTTTCACTTTTTAGTTCAATCCAAGCACCGTTGTATCCTTTCCGGGGCATAGCAATGAATAAGTCAGCGACGCCAGGGCGCATACCCATCTCCTTAAGAGATTTTCCATACCGACTGGTGCGTTTCCCTTCATTTGGAATATGAATGACACACATTCTTAATACAGGATCGAGTTTTACCCATTGCATAACCGCTTTTTGGATAGCATTTTCAGATATATCGCCCGATTTCAGATATTGGGTCTTTGGCATGATTCATCCTTGCTCACAAAAAAAGCTATCCCTCCCACCATGAAGAAATAGCTTTTTAAGATCATACTATAGAGGTGATTTACGCGTAATATTTTGCTTCTAAATAAACGCCATCAAAATTGGCATCGCCTGTACCGCCGACCAAATCAGTATTAAAGGCATTGAAATAGTTATTTGTTTGATAACCTACTTCAACTACTAATGCAGATTTGTTACCGCCTGGGATTGGATAAGTGTAATCAACGCCTAACTTCGCATCCAGTTCTGGCACAATGCGTTTCATGCTACTTGAGATACCGATTAAATCATTTTGAGCGCTTGTGCTCACAGTTCCCATTAAGAAAGAAGCATTGATATGGGTATCTAATCCAAGACAAGAACAATTACCTAACTGATATCGCACATCTGCGCCCATTCGTGGGCCAAATCCGTGAAATAAATTAGTTAAAGATTGTTTAGCTTCCGGCGTGCTAGCATCTAGAGCATAGTTTAAATGGGCATATCTGACACCCGTAAATAAGCGCACATCAAATGCGCCTGTCGTAAGACGCTGACCTATTTCTATGTTTGAAGCATCCAAATCCATTGATTCTTTGTCACCTGTTCGAAGATAGGTGTAATCAACTGTCAAATCATTTCCTGTTGCGGGGAATAAATAACCTATCTGTGCGTAGGTTCCCCAATCGTAAACAGATTCCCCTAAATTAGTCACATCATTTTTGCGAAGATACAAAGGATCGATGGCTATTTTAAAGCCGCCTTTTTGACTAGGAACATAAACCGAATTATTAGCGAGAGCAGGAGCACTTAACCCTACCGCAATGAGTGCTACTGATAAACGTTTCATATATCGCATGATATATCTCCTATTAAGATTAAATTAAATACTACTGCGACAACCTATCAGGACGGGCTAAATCTGTCAAAGTTCGGGAAATATTATCCCCAAAATCTGTGGATAAATCTGTTGTTAGCTCTGGTATACTATGTTTTTATGCTTCTATCAAAGGGATTTTTTACACTGTATAAAAATTAAACAGGATTTTATATGACGCATACAGTCGCCTATATCAAGAAGTTAAAATCTGCTGGATTTACGGATAAACAGGCCGAAGCACAAGCCGAAGTGATAGAAACAATAACTGAAATAATTGAACAACGCGTGGCAACTAAAAAAGACTTAATCGAACTTGAAGAAAGATTAATCTATAAATTTACCATCCGTATAGGCAGCATGCTGGTTGCGACTTGTTCGCTTCTTGGAGGACTCATAAAAATTGGAAATTAGGTTATAAAATTCTAACAATCGAGAAATTTTCTAAAAACCAGTCTGAATCTTTCTGAGGAGAACAGTGAGTTACTACCAATATAAAAGCTATAAATAATGTTGTATAGCAACCAGTCATTGTTACGAGAGCAAAGATAAGACCATGTTTCTGTAGAATAAAGATTATCTTTTTGATTTTCTTTTTACAATTCATTAGGAAGTCCTATCCTAACCCATAACTTATCCGCCATTACATCAAGCAACATGTAATGGCGGGATTGTTACTAACTTGGGGAAGTTAATCGTTATTTAGAAGGTTTTGATGCCTCATCAAATTTAGTGAGTAATTCGGTAGCCTCACTATATCGTCCCACCAAGGCATTATGAGCAGATGTGGCATTGTCTAATGCTACTTTGATGCGCTGATGATTTTCCAAGCTCTCGGCTACTTCTTTTGCCAATTGTTGAACTCTGGTTTGTAAAAAATCTTTATTCATTATCTATTCCTTTAAATAGTTTCGTGATGTCAGCTTGACCATACTGCTAATATAGGCAATATGGTCTCTCTGATTTTCATTATGCCATTATTTTTTTACTTTGTAATAATGTAGTTGAAGGTGCTGGCACCAGGGTCACCGGAGGAGGTCACAACAAATGAGCCATTTCCTGGCACGATTTTCTCGACTGTTACAGCATTTGTCTGAGTATTCCAGTTACCCACAACATTACTGGAGGTCGTGCAAAACGCATCGGTGATTGTCTGTGCTGCTGCGCCACCTGCAACGGATGCACCCGCAACAGATTTCATACGAATAGCGGAAGTGGCTACAACGATACCGCCCGTTGTCGCGCCGATATCGCCTAGTGTATAAACTGTTGATTGGCCCATAACTCCGTTACTAATAGTCGTATTGAAAGCGCCGCCTGCATTTACAGCCGCTAAAATCAATTCTCCATTTGCCGCAGTTCCAGGGAAAGAAGATATTGTACCTACATGTCCACTTGAGCCTGCAATTAAATTGCCTTGTGAAGCAACAATGTTACCTGTTGTTGCTATAATGCCTGTTGCAGCCGTAACTGTTGTACCTGCCGATAATGAACCTGCTGTCGCAGAAATATTCCCCGCCGCTACCGTTAAGTTTCCCAGGACTATATCAAGCGAACCCGTATTGATATTTTGTGTGCCTGCGCTATCGGCTAATATGAAATCAGTTGCCGTCACGCCAGGATCAGGAATAGTAATTGTAGATGCTTGTCCCATAGAGGCATTTGTAATTTCGGTTAAAGTATTTCCACTGTTTGATGCTGCGACTAAACGTAAACTACCTGTAGCAAGAGTTGCTGGAAAACTCGCTACGTAACCTGCCGTACCAGAAAGACCCGCTTGGATATTGCCGCCACTGATCGCCGTTGCTGGATCCTCGGAGATAGTACCCGTAGTATTCGTATACGTTGCAATATGATTTGCGATGGTGGGTAGAACAACTTGACCGGGACCAGCAGGCGATATAAGTGACCATTTGCCATTTGCGAAACCAACAGAAAACCAACTGACGCTGGTTATCGGCGAGCTTTCAGTAGTCTTTGTTGTAACAAGAGCCATATCCGCTTCGGATAAGGGAACATGAAATTTTTCAACGATGGTATCTAAATAACCTGTCGTCATTACCTCGGTTAACGTGTCATTTGTCAAAATATAAACGATAGCCGGAAAAACGCCCGCCTGTCCTACTTGGTTAACCTGCACATTTAAAATAGGCATATTAAAACTCCCTTTTAATAATGGTTAATAGATAATTAATGATATTCATAAATAATGACAAGACCAGAGCCGCCATTTCCACCGGCTAAATTCGTTCCGGTTACGCCAGCGATACAAGATCCTGATCCTCCTCCACCCGTATTAGCAACAGCATTTGTACCCGCTGTTGAGCTTGCGGTAACGACCGCTGAAGGCGAACCACCCCCAAAAAAACTATTTCCGCCTTGTCCTGTAATGGCTGTGTTTCCGCCTGAACCTCCGGCAATGATACCGGCTACACCTGGTAACGTTATATCTCCTGTTCCCGCAATACCGCCAGCGCCACCGGCTGCAAAAGTAACTCCTCCTGCAACTGTGCCTTTCGTTCCTCCCGTACCACCTTTTGCAATGATGATGCTTCCGACTGATGTATCGCCTCCATTACCGCCATTCGCATTTGAGCTACCTGTTCCACCTGCACCAATGGTTACTGTTTGGCTTGCGCCAATCGTGCCTGACGATACATAAGATTGTGAAAATCCACCTGAGCCACCGCCTCCTCCCATAGCCGCCCCAGCACCAGCACCACTTGGAGTTCCTCCGCCTGCTCCTCCTCCTCCTATACATTGGATCACACAATTGGACATACCTACCGTTGGTGTGTAAGTGCCACCTGCCTTAAAAACTTGTACATTGATTAAACTACCGCTGACACTTCCGCTAGGTGTAGACCACGTACCATCACCTCGCCAAAAAGTGGTAGATGATGCGCTTGTTCCACCATTTAAATTTGTAACTGGAAGATTTCCGGTCACCCCCGTGGTTAAAGGCAATCCGGTACAATTTGTAAGAACACCACTGGCTGGCGTTCCAAGTGCTGGTGTAACTAAAGTAGGTGAGGTTGAACCTACGAAATTGTTTGAACCAGTAACACCAGATAACCCAACGTTTACTGCATCATTTGTTGCCATAACATATCCCTAGTTATATGTAATATTGCCTTGAGGTCCACCTAGAACAGTCCAAGTCGTATTAGCAACCACACATAAAAGTGTTAAAGAATCATATTGATTCGTAGAAGCTAAAAAGCCAGTTATACCTATTGTTGTAACAGCCGATCCAATATGAATTACTTGTAATGCGTTTTGCGCGATTTGCCATCCACCAGCGCCTAGACCCTGTACTTGTATGGTAGAACCCACCCCAGCGGTTAAAGGTAACGTGAGAGTAACGAGGCCAGCGTTATTGCTGATATAGCCGGAATCGACCGACATCGCTTGGCTGGTTCCCGTTACAACCGTCCAGCTACTTGTACCACTACTTGACGCAATTGTGATGGAACCACCCCCATTCGTAATCGTAATACCTGAACCAGCCGTTAAAGTAGCCGCAGTCGGGGTTCCACCTGTATTTCCAATAATGAGTTGACCATTGGTCATAGCGGCATAAGAAACTACGCCGGCAGAGCTAACCACGATGCTCGATGAATCTGTTGGTGTTAATGCAAGAAAAGTGGCAACACCTGTTCCCAATCCTGATACACCCGTGCTGATGGGCAATCCGGTACAATTTGTAAGAACACCACTGGCTGGCGTTCCAAGTGCTGGTGTAACCAAAGTAGGTGAGGTTGAACCTACGAAATTGCCAGTTCCGGTTTGTCCACTTAAACTTGTATTAACTGAATTATTTGTAGCCATGCTATATCCTTATATTATGAAATTGTAATATTCCCTTGAGGTGCTGCACCTACTTGCCATTCTGTATCTGCAACGGTACATACTATATAAAGTGCATCTTTTTCATTTGTTGAAGCCAATGAACCACCCGAGCTCGTCGTACTTGACCCAAGGACAATCGTCTGCCCACCACCACATTGAATCAACCAACCTCCGGCGCCTTTCCCTATAATGCCAAGTGCATCACCCACATTACTCGTAGGCGGCAAATTTAAAGTCACGAGACTGCCATTATTAACAATGTAACCGTTGTTTGAGATCATATTTTCGGTTGTACCTGTTACCACCGTCCACATAAACCCAGCACCACCGCTTGATGAAATAGTGATGGAACCTGCGCCATTGGTTATCAAGATATTAGCACCTGCAGTGATATTTGCTGCAACCGGCAAAACGCCAGTTGACCCTATAAATAACTGACCATCTGTTAATTGTGGGGAGAAAGCGAGTTGACCTGCTCCATTGGTATAAAGAAAGGTAAATGGCAGACCGTCTGATATAGGCCACCGTAAATTATCTAAAATTAAGGCGCCCGTCCCTTTGGGCGTAATAGCGATATCAATATTGGTATCACTTCCGACAGCCGTTAAAAGAACAGGTTCAGTCGTGAGTGAATTAACAAGTTGTAAATTATTAACAGCTGTAACGCCTGCTGTTGCGTATTGGAAAAGATAATTTCCACTCGCATCTTTAATGCCTGTGCCTGGAAAATTGAAGATAAAATTCTCGGTAGGACTGCTAGGGCGAAGGCCTACTGGCTTGTCGCCCACCATCATTTCATTACCTACCGTAAATTGAGAAAACTTTACATCAGCCATCCTATGGCTCCTTAATCCTTAAGGATTAGTTATTAGTTCCTAGGCCATAAAGGACTACACTTACATTAGTAGTTGCTGTTGCGGTATAAAAATGAAGTACATCGCCGGCCTTAACTTCTCTACACAATGCTTTGTTATCCGAGACAAGTTCAGATGTCGTTGCTGCAAAAGACATTCCTGCTGGAACAGCAGCGGTTGCATTTAGTGCAACCCATACGACATTCGCATCTACCTTTATGAGTGCTTTATAACGAGCCGCGTTCCCAGGAATCGTTAATGTTGTATCAGTAGTTGCTGCCAAAGCTGCGCTATATTTTAAATCTGGAAAAAGAAGCCCAAAATCATCTACAGGCTGTTGTGAAGTATACGGTTTAATCATAATAATCCCTTTATTGATAAGTTAAACAATTCCAAGTCTTGCATCGGCGATAAAGTGAAAATATATACCCGCATCGGTACTGGCTATGTATTGCGATGAATTTGCTCCGAGAATTGCTACCGAGAAATCCACAGGACGAAAAAGCGCACTAGTTTCTCCACTACTGACTTGTGACCAATTAGTGATTGCGGCATCTCCTGAATTACCCAGTGTGCTTGCATGAAATACTTGTACAAAAACAGTCGCCACCATACCGTCCTTTGCATATATTGTTGGAGTGACAGGTATTCTTTTTCGCGTATTATAGATAATAGAGAAATCTAGGGGTACGGCCCCGTAAGTGCCCGCATTTAACGTAGCAAGCATGGTTTTATCAAGGATTCCGTTATTTGTGATGGTTCCGGCATAGTCGCCTATATCATAACTTTTCTCATAATAATATTGGCATTTGCTTACAACTTCCTGAAAACTCTCCGCTGCTGGGCGTGCGGGAATCTCACTGGGTATTAAAGAAATCGAATTAATAGTGAGCGTAGTTCCCGTGTCAATGTAAGCAAATGTCACGACTATCGCAAAAAATTCAGTATCACTAATTTGTGTATTGTCGGTTATTTCCCATCCTGTAAAAGGCATATCATTATCGGGATTATTGATATCTGAATCCGTTGAGATGACTGGCAATATGGCGGTTGGTGTATCAAGGCCACTTCGGGGTATTTGTGTCCATCCGGCAGCCGTTAATGTGAAGATGCCATTGGTTGCAACCGTTCCTATAGAAGTTGGAAGGGTCGGAATTGTTGAGGTTGATGGTGCTCTGCATAAATAGACTTGCATCGTAACGGCACTCGATACACTCGTCACATAGCCAAATACATTGACAGAAAGCGGAGTGCCTAATATCTTTTTTGCCTCTGCACCTGATAGATATTGCATGATATAAAACGCATCACTGGTGCCTGCGGTCGTCAGAGCCAGTCCATTTGTCACCGCATCTTGCGCAAATCCAACATTACCCGTAGCGCCTGCAAAGCCAATTGTTTGATCGCAAATATAGGCGGCTGTGTTGGTTAAATTGCCAGAAGCCGCGAATTGAAAAGGATTTAAAGGAAAATCCCATGCCGTTAAAACACTTGGAGAGGGTCGACTATTTAACCGAGGTATATAATAGTCGCCCATAAATGCCTGTTCGCGATTGGATGAATTTAATTCATATTGCAGGAAATTACCGCCTGCTTCATCTATAGTAGGTACGACTTGGATACTGCTGATTCTCACATGGGAATTTGGATTAAAAGACAAGTAAATATCAATGTATCCCTCATTTCCCGTATCGGTATTTGTCGATTGAGGAATGGGAGCCACACTTACACCTGTTAATAGTTGATACGCTGAATTATCAAAAGCAGCATCCAATATAACGATGGGTATACCGCCCGTTGATTCAGCATAAAACATCTCAATGCCAGTAGTGCCTGAATTTTGATTGATGGCAATTAATGTACCGGCTAGAAAAATAGCCTGGTTTGTGGTGCTTGACCAAAGCCCTGAATTAACATTAAAACGTTGTCGTAGATTACAAATCGTAATACCGCCCGATAAAGAAACGTCCAATACATAGGGCGGACTAGTAGGAACATTGTTATTGCCCGCTATCGCAATTTGCTGAACGGTTACGGTACCTGTGCCACTTATGACAAAATCCCAATCGGGCGCAAAAGCAAATACCTGATCGGTTGCTGAACTCACGGTGTAAACCGTCGCTTGCCCTTGATTTAAAAATACTTGGGTAAATTGCGAATTAGCTATTTGATTTTGTGTCGGAAAGTCATTTTGGGTAGGGTTCGTTGCTGCTGTGATATTGGGCCATGCTTCTCTCGTCAATTGCTGAACACCTAAGCTATCTCTCACATCGACAAAGTAAAGGTCAAGATTCCCCTCATCATCGAAGGGGAAATAATAAATGACAATGTTATCACCACCTGCATCTTGAACCGTACCTACTGAGCTTAAAACAATAGGATTAGGAAGTGCCGTATAGGTGTAATTAGGTGGCGCGCCTGACAATTGATAGACGAGCTTTGGTGTGGTTCTTGCAACATCGCGATAAAAAGTTAAAGTGCCAGCCGCGAGCGGCAATCCACTGTCCTTATCGACAAAATAAGTATCTAAGTCAGATGTTACAAAATATCGTTCATCTAATGGCATATCAAATCCCTTGATAGATAGTGTTATTCCGGAGGTTTGGGTTGTGAAACCTGCATAAGTGCCTGAACTAATGGGGCAATATTTCGTTGCGGTTTAGCTTCTTTTTCACGTGCCTTTATCATACGCGCTATTAAAAATTCTCGCATCTTCGGATTTGTTAATGCTTTTACCGCACCTCTGGCAGCTATACTAGGAGCAATAGCACCTATTGCCACACCAGGCAAACCACCTATTGCGGCTCCTATTGAGCCTCCCGTTAATAGGGATTTCCAAGGTATTTCGCTCAATCCTGCATAACCTGTTTTGGGATTAAACATGATATCTAATGGACGAGAATTTTTTTGAACCAATTGACTATAATCTTTTAATACGCTTTGCATGCCTTCGCTAAGCAGTGCATTTTTCTGTTTTTTTCCTAAATTTTTATAGAGCGTATTTAATTTAGAAGGGTTGAGTTGACCCTCCTGAATCGCTTTAGAAAAATAGGAATAAGCTAATAAATCTTTGTCATCTGTGGATAATTTTGAAGTAAGCTTTCTTAATAAATTGCCTCTATCGGATAACTTTGAGTTTTTCAAAAAACTCTGCATCAACATATCCGGATCGCCACCTTGTAGAGTAAATTTTTTAATTTCTTTGTCTTTAAATGGTGCATAATTTTCTTTATAAAAATCTATCGCTTCATCGCGAAATTTATTGAGATGTGGCTTATCGGCTTTATCAATCGAATCTTTAATATCTCTAGTAGCCGCATCTTTTAATGATTTATATAAATTAGATAATGAACCTTCTCCCTTTGTATAAGCATCATTAGCTAATTCTCCTAAATCACCTCTTAAGAGATCGGTGTCTTGCAGTGTATATTCTTTTGTAGGAATTTCCTTAGTTGGTTTAGCTTTACCAAATGCTTTTGAAAGTTCAGCCTCGCTGAGTTTTAATTTATTTTTACCTGCCAATAAATGCCTTAATATATCTTTGCCAGCAACGCCTACTTCGCCTAAATTGGATATTTCTTCTTTTTCGGTATTTTCTGGATTAGCGATACCTTTCAAAATATTTTTAAATGTTGAATCTATCAATCGTGCACGGTGTGGGTCTCTTTCTATCTCAGCTAATTTTTCTTTTGCCGTCTCTATGAGATTAGAACGTGGGGTTTTAATGCCTTCTTTCTCGGCTGCTTCATTGAGCGTTTTAAATTTCTCATTCTTGGCTTGTCTCGTTTCTTCATAAGCCGACTTTAAAGCACCGTGTAATCTTTCGCCAATGTCGGGTATCTCTTCATCGCCTTTGAGATAATCTAAAATAGTTTCCCCGCGTCTGGATATCTCAGCCGCTGTTCTTTGCATGGATTGATTTGCGCCAGATAAAGGAATTTTAGGTAATGTATTTTCAAATTGTTCTTTCAAAAATGGATTTTGAATGACATTCCCCAGGTCTGTTTCTGTTCCTTTTGTATTTTGTGCGGCTTCTCTGAGTTCATGACTACTAAGCGGAGAATCAGGCAAAAATGCACCTGGTTTAGTAAGACGCTGTGCGCCTCGCGTAATTCCCTCACCTGCCAATCCCATCAAAGCCGCTTGCAAAGGGTCTTGTTCTTGACCTGTGGCGTAGGCACTCGTTGCACCAGCGCGTTTTGCGAGTCCCCCTAATCCTCTAGTGAGTCCGCCTAGGCGCGCATAAGGTGCAAAAGAACCCAGAGATTGTAAAAATTCATCGCCCTTTTGATTTTCGCCTAATATGGCTTTTTGAAGTCCTGTATCAGGAATATGCGCTTTTGCGAATAAATCTCGCAAAGTTTTAGTATCCATATCTTCTTCACCAAGGCTACGGCTCTGCATATATCGTGCAATATTGGAGGGAATATTAGCGCCACCTTTTAATCCTTCTAATAAACCAGCGCCTAAGTTTTCAGACGCCCTTAAAGGATTCTGCGCAATTTGAACCCCTGATTCACTTACTTGTCCTGGCAGATTGGCGATAAAATCAATGATTGCTCCTGGCGCATTCGATAAACTATTGACGATGTCCGTTCCAACATTGGGTTTTTCTGTAGGATTTCCCTTGCGTTCATATTCGCCAGCATTTAATCGTTTTAATATTTCAGGATCAGTGATTTCCGTTGATTTTTCATACTCGCCGGAATTTAATCGTTTTAATATGTCAGGATCGGTTATTTCTTTCATTTGTAATGCCATTTCCCATTAACTTTAACGACCGGTTTACCGTCTATGATCCCCTCGGCTTCCACTTTTTCTGATGAAGTAGCTTGTGAGCCAGCAACTCTTTGATGTTGTGGATTTCTGGCATATCGACTGAGTAAATCCTTCTTAAGATCAGCTAATCTCTTATGATAAGGAATTTCGTTCTCAAAAGGCTGCTTGCGTAATATCGTTTCTGCTTTCTGAACGCCAATATTTGTTTGAGGAAAACTTAAAGCTGGGGCTAAAGATTCTTGTGTTGAAGCAATTATAGAATCATATAGTGCTTGGCGACTAGGCGACCAATATTTGCCTACAAGTTGCCCTGGCTCGTGCATTTCCATCAATTTATCAAGCAGCGGCAAAACATTCTCAATAGAACGTGCAACTTTTTTTTGTGCAGTTATGGTTGCTGTTGTGCCAGATTTAGCAATTCGATCGAGCGCGTCCTGTGCTTTTTGCGTTAATGGATTTAATTTTTTGCCATTTTCTAAGGTATCTCCGCCATTTCGTAATATTTCGGTTGCTTCGTCAATTTCTTCTGGCTCTAAATGCGGATTATCTTTTGCAATAGCGTTTTGAAAATCAATTTCTGCTTTTGCACCTGCATTCGTACGACCTCCTCCTAATTTACGATAGTCCGCTAATGCGTTTTTCTCATTAATCGTTGCCTGTTCAGCCTTTGGATACCATTCATTTTCAAGAGCCGCTTTTGTTGCTTCTAATGGCGTCATGGTATTTATTTTGCCCGTCTGTGCTTGTTGAAATGCACGTAACATCGCTCTGCTTGCTTGCTCAGAGTTAAATAATTCGGGTTGCTGTTGGTTCAACATACTTTGAAAAGCATTCTTCAATTGCCTTCCCTGAGACTCTTCGCTAAATTTTTGTGGCTGCTCTTCTACCAGATATTTTTGTAATTGATTAGCAAGTTCTTCTTTCTGCCGCTGTCTTTCTAGTTGCTGTGGCAATTGACCGGCTTGATAACCCGTAGCTAAATTATCAATTAAATCCCTAAAAAAAGGATTGCCTTGTGGTTTGATTTTTGAAAAATCTATCGGTTGAAATGGCATCTTTTATCCCTCAAATAAACCGGCTGGCGATGTTTCCGCCGATTGTGCCACCACCTGGCAATGCAAATCCTGCGACGCTTCCCAATGCTTTAACAAGACCAGAAAGTAAATCACTTCGGCTTTGATTTTGATTCGCTTGACCTTGGAAGGCTAAACCCGCTTGGGTTCCTAATACATTGGATAAATCACTTGAAAGTCCTGTGGATGCGTTAAAGCCGGTATCTGCTTCATGGCCTAATCCTTCTGTACCCTCTTTTTGAATACCTAGAACATTTTGAAGCCATTGCTGCATATCAGCACCTAAAAGCGAATCGGTTAAACGTGCTTGATTGGTGATGTCATTGATACTTCCTCGCATACCACCTGCTGCGGCGCTATTGCCAGCGGCTCGTTGTGTTTCATCTCGGCTCAATTGATAAGCTCTGGAAGGCTCATAACTTTTCATGATGTTTTCAAGAAAAGCCGCAGGGTCTTGGCTCATCTGATTAAATTCAGGCGTGAGCACATTCGAGGCTTCGTTTCCTCGACCAATGTATGGCTCTAAGTAGGATTTTTCCATCCCTGGGATTTGGTTTAAGTAAGGCATCGCGGCATCAGCCGGATTTTTACCACCCTTAAAAAAGTCGCTTAACCAACTCATAATGTATCTCCCTATACGCTTGTAATCGTTTCAATGACGCCAGAGGAAGTTTTTACCTGTAGCTTTGCAAGGTTGGTATTAAACCAGACAGTACCATTTACAGCATTAGGTTCTAATGCGGTGATTTGGGCAGTTGTAAATTGGGGAAATTGGACGCCATTATTCACAATTGTGTTGTTGATAATAGCACTATTGACTAAGCCATTCAGCAAGATAACCGCTAAATTTAAGGCTTGAAACGTTTGGTCATTATAAAGATAGGAATCAGCCGTCAATCTTCCGTCCTTTTCGGTATAATACATATCATAAAATACGGGAAGTGTGGGAATAGTCATACAATAATCTCCGCAAAACCGTCTTTTACGACAAATCTCTGATATCCCCAGAATCGCAATTGGGGAGTGAACTCATTAGCTTGTCCCATTCGATGCCATCTAATTTGATTCCGATAAACGCCCGCAGGGTTTAGCTGCCTTCCTACTACATTGCTAAACGATTGATTTCCATTTTTTGAAATGGACATATCAACTCGGGGGATATCAAATGCCTCGACGCATTCGCCACTTTCTGACAGCATCAGAATACCTAACTCAGTCACAATAGGATTTTCATCTATTTCCGTAATCAATAATCCATCGCATACAGTATTAGTAGGTGATAAAAGATATGTCGTTGTAACACCCTGTTCTATCCAAAATGTAAATTGTTCTACGCGAAACCTTGCAGAATCCTCAAGTCGTATGGATTTACAAATGCGTATTCTGGGTATTTCATCGCCCATCGTATAAGGACTTAAATTATAGTTATAGGTTATAAATTCCGTGGCCATCTGATAGATGCTGGCATCATTTAACGATACGAAATAAGTCTTTCTATTGAAGTAGACCGCTTGTCTTGCCGGATGAAAATTCAGATTTTGATCGGATACATGGAAAAACTTTTTAGTCGTAAAGTCATAAAATAAGGAAAGATTATCATTTGGGTCAAAGAAAGTTAGTTGATAAAACAAATGGCCGTCTTCCTTGAAAAAGAAAGCTGTCGATTTTTCAGGGTGCTGCAGATTGCCTAATACCTGGTCAATGCCATCGGTTGATATCTCTTCAATAGAGGCGCCATTTGTTACAAAAATGACAGGTGAGTTATTTTCATTTTGGCCGAGCCAAACGACAAATTTGTCATTTGCCGCGATCGTTGAAGGTGCCACAACGCCGCTATCAATATTAAAGGACTGAACACGACGATAATTTTCAATTCCACCTATTTGTGTCCATACTTCAGCAACCGTTGTTCCAAAGACGATAACGTTATTACCTTTACCTGGAATACGTTTTACGGCAACCGCGCTATCTGGTTTCGTTTGAAGACTAAATTGTGTGTTAAGCGATATCGTTGTAGGGGATGCCATTTGAAAGGCATACCAGTTCTGGGAATTATCACTGACCGTTGAAGAGCCGATTAAAAAGAATGTGTTGTGATAGCAAACGTAACTCGGGATGATAGGATTTCCCAAAAACATCAGCGTTTGAACCGTTAAAGTATTATTTATGTAATTATAAATATAGGCTGCTTGCCCATCGACAATACAAATTTGCTCGCTTAAATTCTCATCAATAAAGACATCGCCCGATGTTGTCTCGAGTGTTCCTATAAATTGAGGTGATAAGTTTGTCTGTAATTTATAGACGGCGCTTGATACCACAACAATTAAAAATTGACCACGAACAGAATGAAAGAGTGCACGTCCTTCGCCAGAAGGCAGAATATCGGCTATTTTTTGAAAGCCTGCATAATTGACGAGCCAGTCATCAGAAATAAACATATTGTATGTTTCTTCCAATGAAATCTTAGGGTATCGACCAAATGTGGAACTTCCCACCACATTAACAGGCACTCTTTGCGCATTACTAACAGGCATTCATTTACCTTTCCCTTTAACTTGGCTTTACCCAACCGTGACCCAAGTTGATAAAGCCATAGTTGAGACTTCCACGTTTTTGTAATGTAGATGTTTTGCCGATACGTAAATCAAGGATACGAGAATTTTTAGCGATAAAGGCTTCGTATTTGCCCAGTTGGCGAACAATATTCGGTGCCGTTTCATAGGCATATTCAGCACAAATCCTATCTGTCAAAGCAAAATGCAGATAGGTTGTGTAAAATTGATCCAGCGTTAAACTTAAATCTTGGCCCAAAGTGACTTCGGGTAGATTGAAAATACCGTGTATTTCCATGGGGTAATTTTGGTCAGGCGTGAAATAAATATAGAGATTCCCTCCCCCAAATTGACGCTCAAAGTACCATTGAAACGGTAATGTTTGGATGTTTTCAACACGACTTGAACCAAAATATGCGTTTCTTTTCTCATATTTCATTGCGTAACGTACTTCATCGAGAAAAAATACGAGCGTATCTATTTGAATCAAATTAGGAATGGGGTAGATTTCTTGTCCAATGACAAAATTGGCGTTGTATGTGGTTTCATAAGGAATCATCGCTGCATCAACGTTTTTTTCGGTGATGATATTATTTAGCCATGTCAAACCATCGGATATTTGTGTGCCACTCACGGTTTCAAATTCGCGAGACACTACCCCTGACGCATAGTAGGAACTGGAAATTAACTGGTTAGTGGTATACGCCATAGAGGTTCTCTCCTATTTCTCAAGTTAAGCCCCCATGAAGGGGGCTTTTTCCTTAACCGAGAAAATCTTTATAGCCAGCAACCAATAATGTCAATGTGGCTGTTCCTGTGACTTTATATAGTATTTCAGGAACCCCACCCGCCGTCAGTTGACATGGAACCCAAACCATACCGACTTGTGCCGTTGTAACACCACCTGAAATCTGAATGATACCGCTTGTAGCCGCTGAGCTATAAGGCAAAAATTCAGCAATGTCAGTAGTAGCTGTACCAGTGAAGGTGTAATTGAGTAAAACTTCTGTCGCGATAGGCGGTACAGCAGCCGAAAGATTAACAGCCGCAAAAGTGCCAGAAGCGCCAGCCGATAAAACACTGATTCCAACATCATAATAATAGGTACGTGCTTCATTACTTCCGTATTGCCAAAATTGTAAAATATTGGCAGAGCTATCTGTTAAAACCCAACCGACACGTTTGAACATGTCATATCCTTCTGGAAGATTGGGAGATGTAGTGCTCAATGACAGTAAGGCTGCTGTTGACTGATAGTCAGTTGAATCACTGATAATATAAACGGCATAGAAACTGCTAGCCACAATAGCTGCAACATCTACACCATTTGCGCCTACATTTGCGCCATTAATCACAATAGGCGCTCCAGCCGGCGTACCATTGGGTGCGTTAGGGCCTAAGATGAGATCGTTGGTGTTTGTAGAATCGCGCGAAGCACCCAATTGCATCGTAATCTGCTTAGGCGTCATAGCCCCGATAGCAATCTGTGCTGAAAGTTCTAAATCATTAACGTATAAAAGACCTGCATTAACAATCGGTGTATTTGGAATAGGCATAACGAATCACTCCATTAAATTAAGTTAAGGGGCGATAAATCGCCCCATGTATTAGACAGGCAAAGCAACCATCATCGAGTATTCATCGACCAACGTTTTACCCCAAATGATGTCATGCACCATTCCGCGTTGGTTTTGTCCAAAAAGCGATCCGTAGTATTGACGAATAGAAGCGCCACTATCGGGGTCTTGTTGAACAGAGGTAGGATAAGGAACTTCATCCGGCAATTTTGGCATCGCCAGGAATAAAGGATTACCCGCCATGATTAAACCGCAACGGTGATCTGGTAATACAGTTACCTGCATACCTGCCACAATAGGACTCGTGATGTTTTGGTCTTTACCGGAAGCCGCTTGAAGTGCTGGGAAAATATTGACCGTTACCTCGGAACCAGCAGTACTTGCCGCATCAGCAGTTGCCCTGAATTGAACCGGACTTTGTGAGGGTTTATGACCGATAAAGGTTAGGAATCGTAAGTCAGGTTGACCTGCAACGCCGTCGCTAAATTGGAATTTATCGTATTCTTTAATCGAGTTTGGATCGCTGGCAGCTGACGTGCCACTAAATGTTATCTGAATAACGCCACCCTCTGAATTGGTAACCACACTGACTACCGTCAATGTACTTCCGGCATTTCCTTCCGTTCCTGCGGTATGTGTTTTCAAAAGATTGGATTGATACCATTCGCAATTTGAAAAGTTACCAATCTCCCAACTCATCATCTCACGGTTATTTTTATCCACTGTGAACTGATTTAAGCCAGAATTAACGACCAAAGGATAGGTTAAATCAGACAAATAACCCATCGTATTATCTTTAGCGGCACCAAAGTTACGGAAAAATGCTAAAGCATTGGCAAGCTGCAAATAGCTCGAGATGGGTGTAACGCCATCGCCATAGAAACGAAAAGTATTTGTCTCAGCCAGTGAAGAGACATCCGATTCAACTTGTGTTCCCAATTCAGCAACAGCAGATTTACCGAAAACATTCATGTAATCACGTACATTGAAGATAAATTGTTGTGCAGTAAATTCGTATGCCGTCGAGGCTTGTTGGCTAACGGTTAATTGTTGAACACGTTGAACGGCAGATTGGAACGACACAACCAAACTGTTCGTAGTGGTAAAACGGGGTGGCAAATCAAACGATACGGTGTCGCCTAAGTTCTTAGGGATATCATCGTTGAAACGCTGAAACTTCTTATTAGAGGTACTGATGAATGCAAAACTATTTAATAGTAAAGCAAGGTTAGACTCATTATAGGTAATAACTTGTTGTAAAATATTGACCGGTGCAGTCATCACAAAACTCCCTTTTCGAAAGAAAATGTTTTGCAACGACAAGTAGATCGGGTGAGCTTAAGGATTAACCCCTAAGCCACGGTTGATTTCTTAAATCACGAATACTCGGCTTGCCGTTGCTCCCTGAAACACGGGAAGATTGCAAACGGTCAAGAGGAGGGGCGACTTGATTAGAATTTTCGTCAGATTGTGCTTGCCTGTTTTCAGCAATCGAGCGTGATAGCTTTAACAATTCAGCTTGTGCCTGTCGTGGGTTCTTTTCAGCTAGCCTATCAAGTCCAGCGAGCTTTAAGGGGTTACGTGAAAGGTCGTAGATAACATCCGCTGCGTTATCAATTCCAGCAACAAGATACGTCAGTTGTGGAAACGCTGTGGGGTCAAATTCCTTTGTAACTTCCTCAAAGTCATCGTACGCGGTTTTGCCTTGTTCCATTTTGGAAATATAAGAGTTAGCGACCCTATCCATCTCACTTTTGAGTTGGCGTTGGTGCATTTCCTCATTAAATTTTTCCTGCACTTGCTGATAGATGGCGTTAGCGTCTAACTCACGCGGTACGGATTCATTCCGTTGCGTTTGTTGTTGCTGTTGGGATTTGATTTGTTCAAGTTCCCTTTGATGCCTTTCTTCCAGTTCGCGCTGAACCTGGGCTGCTTCGTACGTTTTATGCTTTATAATCTTATTGACTTGAGATTGAGGAATCATTCGCTCTTTCTCAGGTTCAACGGTTGGATTATCGAAAGCAGTCTCAATGACTTGATTCTCGTCCATTTTCAAAATTCCCTTTTTTCACTATTGACCCGTGTGACAGCGGTAAAGCCTCGTTCCGATGAGTTCGCCCATTTTTCCGCATGAGTGCGTAGAACCCAGGAATTAAAATGCCTGGTCATTTGAAAAAATCCATTACTATAAATGTATTATAGACCTTTTTATTTAGCTGACAAGAGTACTGTTTTACCTGTTTTTAAGTATTTTAACGGCTTCTTGTAAACCTATTAATTGACCATTAAGTCTTTCTGTTTTTTTCACATAATTATCTTCTGTTTTTACTAAAGACTGTTCAATTCTTCTAATTTCAGTTATCAACATCTGCATTTTATTTTCGTTATCCATATTAATTATCCTATTATCCGTTAATTATTTCATACTGCCTTTTTTAACCATTTTCTTAACCAACTTTTTATCTTCTTTTATATCAGAATGTTTTTCTTTTCTTTTATTTCCCTTTTCTTTTCGCTTCATGCCCTTATCTCCTATCTTGTATTCTATCAGGTGTAATATTAATCGCTATTTCTTCAATATCTGATTCTGTAATTTCAATTTTAATTTCATCTTTATGTTCATTTACCCATTTTATAAACATTTCTTCTACAGTTATATTAGGTAATTTCTTATTTGCATCGTTAAACAAATCCATCCAAGCCATAACAGCTAAAAAAAGTTCTGTAGAAAAATTGGGATGGTTCTTATCTAAATAGGGAGGAATCATATTTTATTTTCTCTTTTTCTTTCCTTTGGATTCGCTATATGCGATAGCTACAGCTTGTTTTTGTGGTTTACCTGCATCCATTTCCCGTTTAACATTCTCGGAAAAACCTGCACGTGTCTTAGCTTTTTTACCTTTAACCAATGGCATATCAATTTTCCTCTGTATTGCAAAGTGATTTAAAAATCTTTGTGCGGGCCTTAAAGAACGGACGGACATATTTCATCACTTATCTTGTCTTTTTTCTTCTTCGGTTGTTTTTTGATTTCATCTGTTTTGTACATCTCTTTATATGCTTTCTCAATACTTTCTCGTACAGAAAGCCCCATCTTTTTGTATTTCTTTATAAGATCGCCAAAACTAACTTCATCTTTTTTTTCCTTTACCTCGGTCTTTTCTTCCATTTCTTCGTGCATTTCCATAGCAATTATTCCTTTCGTTTTTCCTATCGTTTACGCATATGTTTGAATGTTTTGGCTAAAGAGGCTTGCTTTCGAGTCTTTGGATTTTTGCTATGTTCGGCCTTTTCAAGTTTGGCCTCTGGGATTTTATGTCCTTCTTTAACCCCTAGTTTCTTTCTAAGCGCCCCTTTTTTGATATCTGCGCCTTGAATCCACTTTTTAGATTCTTTCATTTTTTGCTTCCTCCTTTTCTTTTATCCGATCATATTCCATTAACCTATCATGTAACTCTATGGCTTCAACAATATCTTCATAACATTTTGGCGGACTCCATAAAAGTTCCATATCTCTCTTAAGATTATCTGAGATATAGAACGTTCTTCTATTCTTTTTCATGCAGGATGTCTCCGCTTATTTCGTTTATTTTCTTTGTTGATGCTATAAAATAAAAGGAATTTAATAGCAATTGTAAGTTTGATTCGTTATAGGAATTAACTTGTTTTAAAAGTTCTTGCTTTTTAGCCTTTCGCCAGCTAAATATTGAAAACATAGATAAGAATTTTTTAAAAAAACTCTGAATGCGTTCTCTACCTCTATTCATTGGCGCGCACTCCTTTCATTGATTCATTGAGATGTTTGCTTATATTGATTGAAGATTCCACAGCACTACGCGTGTTTTCTGCATCCACTTCGGCCAATTTGATCTCATTTTGAACATCGGCATTTCGGATCTTACTCATGACATCAAGGAATTTCGTTTCAGCATCCCGTTCTTTAATGGAAATTCCCGCAGCATCTAGTTGGGCTTTTTTCTGAATTGCCATTACTTCAATTTGTTCTTGCGTTGGCGACTGTAATTCCTTTTGGGCTTGCTGCATCGCCATGGTTTGCTGCTGGGCTTGCATTTGCATTTGTTGCATCTGCTGTTTTTGTGCAACCTGCTGTTGCTGCTGGATTTTCTGCTGGAACTCTTGTGACTTTTCTTTTAAGTCATCTATACCGCGTATGTCGATATTATCGAGCAATACAGGTAATCCATATTCATTGAAAAATTGTGCGAAGACAGGAGATGCTTGAGAAAGCGATACAATGGTTTGTAGCGCAATTTCCTTTTGCATAGCGAAGTTAACGCCCATTTCAACTTTAACTTCCAGATTATTAGGGTCATAGTTCATATACAATGAACCCTTCTTATTGATTTCAAAATACTCGCGTTTTCCATCAGGAAGCAGCACAGGAAGACTTCTTGGGGTTCTATAATATTTTGGCATCAAATCAACATAAACTTGCGCCACTCTGTCAAACCCTTTATATAAACCGCACATAAAAGGTAATGAAGCGGTATTACTTTGCATGGCACTTCTCGCAAAGGCAATTCCTGACATCTGGCCATTATTTTGACCTGCTGCTCCATCGTAACTTCCCAAAATGACTTGTGTCATTTCATCGGACGTCCTAAAAGCTTCCATAATCTGCGGGGGTATAGCCGTTCTGACGATTTCCCTAGGAGGGGGTAACGTGACACTTGGGTTATTCGTATCCAGGAAATGATTGTAAATGAGTGTATCGGCCTTTTGGA